TTCTATTTATTGGTTTGCCACAGGTAAAGGCTATTAACATGGCACAACAACGCATACTTATTGCTCCCGTTGATGGTGGTATACAAACCAACGTAAAACCATGGTTAATTCCCGACAGAGCTTTTGCTCAACTAACCAATGCTTATTGCTTTAGGGGGCGTATAGTAAAGCGTTTTGGTTCACGTTTCATGAATACAACTGTTCCCGTAATAGAGCAACAACTGTATTCACGGTTGAGGGTAAAGATTGGGACTACGTCTGATCTTGGGGGCGGCATTGGTAATTTTTCAGCTACTGTTCCCGGTGTTATTACTGCCGGAACTATAGGCCAGATGTTCTCTGTTGGTACTTATATATTTACTGTTGATGTTGCAGGAGTTCCCGCAACAATGTTGAAGTATGGGACAGCAACAACAGCTACTTATAATACAACTACCGGTGCAGTTGTTATTAACGGAACTACTGCATTAACCGATGTTTATTTTTATCCGGCAACTCCTGTCATGGGTCTTATTGTTTATGAAAAGGGTGAGATAAATAACTACTCAACGTTTGCCTTTGATACACAGTTTGCCTATCAGCGTGAAGGCGCAGCGGGATTTGAAGGCTGGAATCGTTTAAGCACTGCGACAGTTGCAGGAGCTGCAACATGGACAGGCTCAGACTCACAGTTCTTTTGGGGTGAAACATATCAGGCGGCAGCAGCAAGCAGCCCGTGTCTTTTTGTAACTAACTTTAATGTCGCTGATCGTATGCGTACGTTTGATGTAGTTGCTAATGAGTGGGATTATTTTGAGCCGGTCTATAATAATGCCGGGAAGAAGATTAAAAGCGCACGGATTATTCTCTCATTTAAGAATCGACTGATCTTATTAAACACCTACGAAGAAGTAGGTGTTAATACGCCAAATTTTGTTAACCGTTGTCGTTTCTCTCAAAATGGTTCAGCCCTTGAAGCTGATGCGTGGAATGAACAAAAAGTTGGTAAGGGTGGATACATAGACGCACCGACACAAGATCCGATTATGACTGCACAGATTTTACGTGATCGCCTTATTGTTTTCTGTCTTAATTCAACGTGGGAGCTTGTGTATACTGAGAATCCCGTACTTCCATTGATCTGGCAACAACTCAATACAGAGCTTGGTGCACAATCAACTTTTTCTGAGGTTCCCTTTGATAAGACGGTACTTGGTATTGGTCAAGTAGGTGTACATGAGTGTAACGGTGTCAATGTTAGCCGTATTGATATGGCTATCCCTGATGAAGTATTTACTATTTCTCAGGTTAATGATGGGACCGCTCGAGTCGCAGGGATAAGAGACTATTTTAAGGAACTTGTTTACTGGTCTTATCCGGCATCAACGATACAGGTAGAAAATCAAAATGATATCTACCCAAACCGTATACTCGTCTTCAACTATACCAATCAGACATGGGCACAAAACGATGACTGCTTTACCGCTTTAGGGTATTTTAACCAGCAAACGGCAGCAACATGGGGTTCAATATCAGCTGAGTGGCAAACAATGTCAGCCGCTTGGAACTCGCCAACACTACAAGCCCGCTTCAGGAATATACTCGCAGGCAATCAACAAGGATATACGTTTATTATCGATACCCTTGAAGACCGCAATGAAGAATCGCTCTCAATGCTCGGCATTACTCTTTCAGGAACAGTTACGGCAATTAATCATAACCTTAAAGAAGGTGATTATGTTGCTATAGAACACCCACAAGGATTCACGCTAGACGCAGATTATCAAGGTGTCTATAGAGTTGACGAGACTCCAACAAGAGACACGTTTGTGATTGATCCTGGTGATGATTTTGATACGGGTACGTATACCGGTGCTGGTATGATCTCTCGAGTATCTCAAATTGATATTCTCACTAAGCAATATAACTTCTTTGCACAAGAAGCACCCGGAAGAAACATCTTTGTTCCCCGTGTTGATTTTCTGGTGGATAGAACCACAAACGGACAACTTGCTATTGATTTTCTGTTATCAACATCATCTACCGGTGTCTTGGCTCAAACAACGGTTCCGGGAGTTACTTTAGGTACGTCTATACTTGAGACTTCACCTTATGCGTCCGTGCCGTCTGAGGCCAATAGGGATCGTCTTTGGCACCCTATATATCTACAAGCTGAAGGTGAAGTGGTGCAGCTGCGTATCTATCTTAATAATGATCAGATGATCACTACGACTTATGATACAGTAACAGGCACCCTTTCAGCAGTTGCTTGGTCTCCAATGGAATTACACGCAATGCTCTTTTATGCAATGCCAACAAGCTATAGGTATCAGTAATGCTTTGGCAGAATCAGGCGATGTTCGCCCGTAATGTTGCGCGTCTTATCGAATATATCTTCAAGTCAGGCTACTACTGTACACTTGGTGATGCATATCGCCCACCTGAAACCGCCGCCCTCTATGAAGCTCAGGGTAAAGGTATTAAGGATTCGCTCCATTGCAAGCGTTTGGCTATCGATCTTAACTTATTTGATGCTGAGGGTAGGTATCTGACCGATGGAAAGTATTACAAAAGATTCGGAGACTACTGGACTACGCTACACATCGACAACAGGCATGGTGGTAGATTTAAACGCAAAGACCACGGGCATTTTGAAATGAACGTAAAATAAAAATCACGGCAGCCTTTGCCACCGTGAAAAAAAAGGAGAGTAGTGATCTCGTGAAGAGGGTCTCACTTCTTTCAAGATACCATTTAATTTTTTAAAAGCGCAACAACCACCCTAACCTTGGTAAATGTTGACCATCCCGCGCCTGTTGTCTTTATGTATATCTTAGTCCCATCAAGCCATAGTTCTGCATTATTGCCCGTAGTTGAAGCGTAGGGCAATGGTCGTGCTTGTGGTGTTGTTGAGTCGGTAGCAGTCCCATAGATATGAACAAAAGTGACATCAGAATTAAAATCAATACCATGCTCAAGCTCAACTTGCCCCGCATTAACTAAAGCAGGCATAACAAATACCTTTCTAAACTCAGCCCTTTGAGTGGCTGTTTGAGCTGCTGTTGAGTCTACTGTTGCTGGAATAGGCGCCCAGAGGTTATTATCAACGGTTTCATCAAACTGATAAAGTCCTGATGACTTTTGATTGAGGGCGAGAGCATGAGAATTAAGAATTTGGTACAAGCGGATTTTAAACTCAGAAGAGTTTGTGTCCAGTGAGGTTATATCAGATGTAGACGGAATAAAGTTTCCGGGATTTACATTACTTGGCCACGATCCTGCCATAAAGTTCTCCTTGAGTCTTTTAAGTGATATGCGTTATCATACTTCAGAGTAACAAGTTTTAACTAGGAGATAATTATCATGGACCCATTGACTCTGGCCACACTTTTAAGTGCAGCAGGTACCGTTGCAGGGGGAATAGGCTCTTTTTTTGGTGGCAACAAGGGGATTCAGTCGCAACAGATGCCCACTGTTCCTGATTGGCAAGAACAACTTTTCCGTCAGGGCGGCCAAGCAGGCTTATCAGGGTTACAAGGTCTTCTTGGACAACCCTCGATGCTGCAGGGTCTTGACTTCGGCGGGATTGAAAATCAAGCACGTAAAGGCTGGCAGGAGAGTACGATTCCGTCGCTGGCTGAGCGATTTTCCTCAATGGGAACTGGCGGATCACAAGGATCGTCAGCCTTTACTCAAAGCTTGGGCCAAAGCGGAGCTGGGCTTGAAAGTGATTTGGCTGGGCTTCGTAGTTCGTACGGACTCCAACGTGCTGGTTTAGGACTTCAAGAACAAGGACAACGTGGAAATATTCTGTCTCAGTTGTTACAGATGGGAATGCAGCCAACAATGCAAACAATCCCTTATCAACAACCAAGCGGTTGGCAAACATTAGGACAAACTTCAGGTCAAATGTTTGGTTCTCTTGCACCTCTTTTAGCTTTAAGAGGAATGGGCGGGCAGCAACAGCCTCAAGGCGGCTTAGGTTGGCTTGGTGGAACATCCTCAAATCCTTATGGTTGGAGATAAACAATGGCTTTACCACTTTTTTCAGGATCTATCCCACAAATACAATCGCCACTCAGTGGAATAGCTGAAAGCACAATGCCTGGTATTCAAACTGGACTACAGATGCTCGCACAGCATAAACTTGGTCAGATGCAAAAACAACAAGAATTACGCTTTGCTCAACAACAGCAGCAACAACAAGCAGCTAACGTTTCACAGGGTCTTGGTGCTCTTGGATTTACACCACAAGAATCTCAACAGCTTGCTATGTTGCCGCCACAGGCCCTTAATGAGTTGGTTAAACAGAAGCTTGCGGCCCCTCAAAATACTGCTTATTTACAATCTCTTCAAGGTCTTTTAGGTGGTCAACAACAAGGGCAGCCAGCGACTCAACAGCCACAAATGCCTACCGGATTAGGTACAAGTGGTTTAAACCAAATGCAAGCGACAAAGCTTGCAGAACTTGGTTTAAAAAAACAAGAACTTGATATTTCGCGTCAGGAAAAACAAAAAGAACTGCAGTTTAAACGCCAAGAGCGTGAGCAAGAAAATATTACTAAAGCTAATCTGCCTTATAATAAAGCTTTAGATGAGCGTCTCCCTATTGCACAAGAATCAAAAGCCATTGCTCAACAGATGATGGATATCTGGAAAACAGGTAAAGTGGCTACACGCTTAAAGGGTAAATATGTGCCTAATGTGCTACAGAACCAGGAGACAATCGAGTTTAATCGCTTGAGTGATGAACTCGCGAAGAATCTTATAGCGGCTATGCGCGGCCCTGCTACAAACTTTAAAATTAAATTTGCACAGAATCTTAAACCAACTTCTAGCCAAGACCCTGAGACTCAACGCAAAACAATTGAGCATATAATGGAGATGGCTGATCGATCACTTAAAGAAGGTGAAATCAGAGATCAACTTGTAGCACAAAACAAAGGTATAGAACCAAAGCAACTTGCAGCTCAAGTTAGAAAGGCAATGAAACAACAGGGTCTTTTGGGCGAATCTAAAGAAGGTCAATATCAAGAGGGACAAGTTCTTCAAGATGAAGACTCAGGTAAATACTATCACATTGTTAATGGTCAACCGGTAGAGGTTTCAGCTGAAAGGGTAGCTCGTGGCTCTTAAAGTTATCCAAGGTGCTCGCGTATTACCAGAACAGCAACCTCAACAACCCCAGCAAGGATTTCTTAGTTCTTTAGGGAGTGCCCTAAGTACTGGCGCGTTAGGTGCCGCTAAAGGTGTCAGCGGGTTAGTTGGTGGCATAGAGGGTGGTTTAGGGATGTTAATTTCAAGCCCCGTTCTTTTAGCTGATTATCTTAGTGGCGGGAAACTACACACCAAAGAATTACTTAAAATGGGATTGCCTGAAACAGTAAAGGGTCCCCTTGGGCAAATCCCTCAACAGCTTGAAAAAAAGTTTCCAACAGCCCTACAGCACGAACCACAAAATCCCCTTGAGTATCTTTTACAACGAGGAACTGAACAGTCACCTTTTATTGCTATGGGTGGTGTTAATCCGCAAACACTAGGCCGTACTGGTCTTGGCTTGTTAGGAGCAACAGGAGCGAGATCGGCAGGCTTTGGACCTATGGGTCAAAACATTGCTCAGATGATCACAGAAGGTGGATATGGAGCTGCTACAAGGTCTGGATTAGGAAAGAAAGCTTCTATTGCCTATGAATCTGCTGGCGAGGGTGGCCCTGGAGCAGTTGCTTCACAAGTAAGTTCTGAACCTCTTAAACCAATATTTACTGAAATAGAACGTAAATATAATGCAGCTATTAAACCGGCACAACGTACAGTTTTAGAAAATTTAAATAAATCACTAGAAAATGCGCAATCCGGTATTGGGAAAGTATCGTTAGGTAAATTATTTGATACAAGAACCGCTTTATCAGAAGCATACTCAGATCTTAAGAATGCCGGGTTTAGTGCTTTAGCTACAAAGACTCGCAAAGCAATCAATGCTACTATTCTTGGAGAAGAAGCGAAGATAATTAATCCAAAATATTGGAATGCGGTAAGTTCGGGTGATAAGTTAAAAATAGCTGAACATTTAAGACAGCCGGTAGCAGATTGGGCTGAACGTTTAGTCGATAAATTTCCTAAACTACCGGGGAATGCTCAGAATTTTGCTAAAATTGCTGTGCCCGTTATCAGAGCCCCCGAAGCATTTGTAGGTTATATGTTGAATCCTACTTTTAGAAAACACGCTTTTGATTTGATGTTTGCCGTAGAAGAAGGTGGTCAAAAGGATATGTATAAATATCTCGGACAATTAGCTAGTGTGATAGGCAAAGAAAACAAGACCAAAGAATATAGCCCACAAAAAGACATAAGCAACAAACTTGGCAAGCTTAGAGTCATCCCCGGAGCTCGTGTCATCGTCAAATGAGGTAAGCCCTCCAAACATTGATAGTGCTAGCATAAAGCTGCAGACGGATAGTATAGTCATTCTGACCCCTGTACGTTTTTGTAGGTTTTATTCGTGTTGATAGCCCATATTGTTGATTTCGAAACATTAAATTGTTTTGCTATTTCTTTTTGATAAACACCATTTTTTAGTAATTTTTTTATTTCAATGATGTCTGTATCGGATAATTTAGCACGGGGACGCCCATTAGTTTTGAGAAAATATCGACCTTTAGCTACCATATCATCAAAATTGTCTTTATTTGTTCCAAGAAAAAGATGTTCGGGATTACAACATTTTCTATTATCACATGTATGGCAAACGCACATATTTTCAGTAATTGCACTTTTATAGTATAAATATGAAAATCGATGCGCTGCTATTCGTTCGCCTAAAGGTATCATTCCATATCCTTTTCCCCAAGATTGACCTTCCCAACCCCAACAACCTTCTTTTATGACAACATATTTCTTAAAATATTTTAAAAATCGTTCCATTTTTTGTTCTGTGGTAGCTGTAGCCCAAAATTTAGGATTATTCTTTTCTGTAGCACATCTATCAGA